CCAAGATTTTATCACCAGCAGCAAAGCTGTCATTAAGTGATGTACCTGTAATAGTGGTTCCATTGATAGGCATAGATATGTTAGCAGAAGTGGAGCCTGTCAAGGCTTTTTCTTCATAAACTTCTTCACCAGAAGTAAACCTACCATCCCAGTCGCTCAAAGTAAAGAACTCATGTTTGTCATTTGTCATTGTGACGGAGCCTGTGGATGCGTTGAAATCGTGGCGATAAAGATTGAATTTCAAGTCTTCGTCTTGGTATGATTTCCACGCTCTGTTGTTTGTGGATGAGAATAGAACACCATCGCCCCAGTCTTGAACAACTGCTTGTCCTTGGGTTGCACCAGGTGTCAAGTCTAGTCCACCAACTTTAGATGTGAATACTAGATAGTTTGGATCGTTAGCATCTGGCATGATTACCACTGCGTATTCTTTCTCAACATCCATTCTGATTGGTGCGTCGAAGTCAACAGTAGTTGCTGTGGATGCATCATCAGTTGCAGTAATTTGGTTTGGTGTGAGGTGTATCTTAGAGAAAGGTAATACTTGTGATGCTGGGTAGCCGTTAACGACTTCACGCAACATAACTGTAGCACCATTAATATTACTCTTACGCTTGAAGAACAGATCGATTTTAGAGATGAACACACTGTTCGAACCACGACCCATACCCTTTTTGATAAAGAATGTCTGAGCGAGAGGATCGATTGTTACTGTTCTTGCTGGAAGTGTTCTTGTAGTAATTTCAGTACCAACATCAGTATCTGGAATTCTTGTGGATGCTGTCAATGCACTCTTTTCAACTGAGATGTTGTATGCATGATACTGCAAATCAATGATAGATGTTGATGCTGATTCAATGCTTGAATACTGGCTAACGTCAACTACTGTTAGAACTCTATCACCAACAAAGAATGTTCCATCTGGCAATTCAAATATCGCACGAATTTTACCATTAGAATCTGTGGTAACAGCCGCGCCTTTAATACCCGCACGTCTAACCGCTCTGCTTGTGTTAGCCGCTGTACCTGGACGTACAAATTCGTTTACATCCACACCATCAAAGAAGAAGTAGTGCTGTGTATTTGGACGAAGCCCTGCCGCAAACACTCTAATCTCACGACTACGCATGTAAGGTTGGAATTCAAAGTTAGAAACAAAGTCGCCAACTGACTGATTAGAGTTTGCCTCATTAACACTTAATGCAGTTGTAGAAGTCGTAACAGTATCTTGAACGTTCCATAGTCTATTACCAAGAGATGTCCAATTTGTGGTAGTGTTGCTAAAGTTTTGTACTGTCATTGGAACGAATTGTTGTAGATTGTCAACAAAGTCGCGGAACGGTGTTACTAGGTCGATATCAAGAGTAACTGGATTAGTTACTGTATCCTGAGCCATATCATGGCTTGGTGACAACGATCCAACACCGTCATACTTCCAGAAGTTAGATACACAGTTTCTAAAGTTGGTTGCGTATGGTTGACCCAACAGTTTTGTATGTGCGTTTCTGCTTAGTGTTGCAATTTCCGCATCTTGTGTCGTAGGGAAGATAGTTGTACTTGAGCCAGATTTGTATATCAAGTCAAGTGGGAATGTATTAAGCGCTGGGCTAAGACTTTTCGTGTCTGAATGGACAGCCGCTTGATAATCTGGGTTAGATAGATCAGCAATGCTCGTATCGTTGAAAGGATCAACTATAAAGCCGTTTTTAAATCTTGACAAACCGTTTTCGTCGAGAATGTTCAAGTTCTGTGTCGATTGCTCTAGTTGGTTCAAGCTGATGTAATATTCCATTGCATCAAGTTTTGTTTCCAACTTAGCGATATCGCGCATGGTGTAGTTCTTAACACCCCTTGCTTTAGTGCTAACAGCGTAGTAATTCTTGTTTTGATCAGCACCTTCTTGTGCAGACAACATAGGATAACCTGGAATAGTAATCTGAGAGATAACAAGCTGATCAGCACCAACTTTAGGTGGTACTGGCGACTCATCTTCTTCGCCCTTAACGATAGCAGTCTTACCATAAGAATCCATTGTAATGACATCAATTCTCGCCAAATAGTGTTCTACATCAGATGTAACGTTTCCGTTCAACATAGGAAGAACATAGTCTGAACCTGCAAATGATGGTTGTACTGCACCAACAGCCGCTGTCACAACAGCCGCCGCGCCCTCTGTCAATGCTGTATAGCTTGCGCCTGCGCCCAAGTCAGCATATGGTCTAAAGTCAAGACACTCTCTCAAAGGAAAGATTGTACCACTTGTAGAGATGTAAGATGGAACATCAGATGATCTAATCTTGCCATCTGGAAGGATAGCAGTAACATCATCGATAGGATAGCTATTTACTGCAAAGAAGTTAATTCCTGTTGCATTGTTTATTTTGTAAACTTTTAATTTAACTGTTAATGTGCCACTTGTAGGCTTGGTTCTTCCAGCAATAACTTCCATGTAAGAAATGTCATAGAAATTGTCCTGTGCGTTCGTTACCAAACGGAAGGTGTCTGTGAAGTCATTACCTAAGCTATCTGTAACACTGTCGATTGCATAAACATCAGGGAAGCCCAAGCTGTATTTTGCTTGACCGTTGTTCCACACTACTTTAATGTATGGATTTACTGATAATTTGTTATATGGTTGAGTATTCAGAATTCTTTTATTGTAATAAACGTCTGCTGCTGGGTCTGATCCTGCCGCTAAGTTAATAGTAAGAATTGAGTTATTCAAACTTGTGGTATAGCTCGTTACCGCAATCAGAGTGTTGGATGCATCTACCACAACAATGTCACTGTTATCACAAGCAAAGTCATCGCCTGGCTGTGCGTTGATAGTGATTGTATTAGCCGCAACCGAAACACTACTTTGTGTACGTACAGGAACGTTAATATCTGTAATTTCTTTTAAGCTTCTTGTGCCAGTGTTGAATACCATAGGGGCATTCTTAGTATCTTTAATCTTAGAGTTAGCCGCAATACTAACTGAACCACCAGTTGAGACAATACGTTCAACATCAGCGAAAGTTCTAGTCACATCTGTGATACTAGCACCAAACAAGAATAGTTTAGTTGGCGTGAAGTTCTTTACGAATGCACTACCGATTTGTGTGCCATTAGCAAGCTGTAGTTCAACTGCGCTGTAATCAGTAGCCATAGTACCATTTACTGAAGTAATATCAACGTATCCACCGTAGTTAAGAGACGTAGCTTGGTTTTGTTGAATGTTTGTGGTTGCAATTGGATCGATAGTAATATCTACATCACCACGATTTTCTACTCTATAACCTTTAACATACGCTGAGCCTTTACCAACCAATGCCTTAAGGTCTACACCACGACGTTCTGTTGTTACTTTAAAGTTATCAACAATATAGTCTCCACTTTCTTCGTAAGTACGCTTCGCCATTTCTTCTGCAATTGAGTTGAATTGAGAAACATCTCTAATCGTTACGGCAGAACCGTTTTGATAACGAATTAATGTAAAGAAGTTTGCATCTACATCAGCAACCGCTGTTGTTTTAGCAACAAGTGTGGGAACCATTTTAAGTCTATCTGCACCTGGAGCATTTTCGTTTGTGCTTCCGTTAGCATTATCGTATAGGCTTTCATCTTGCAGAGAAGAAATCAGAGTTTCTGTTACTTCATAACCAACTGATATATCATCTGGTTGGTCGTCATATTTAGAAACAACAAGTGTTTGTTCGTCTGCAAATAGGAAGTGACCTTTTTGGAAGACAACACCAGCCCCTGCTTGAATACCAAAAGATTTGCCTGTTGGTGTTGGTAGCTGTGTTACGTTGATTGTTGCAACACTAAGAGTAGTCTCAATTAATGTTGATCCATCATATTTATAGCGGTTAACTGTAAGTTCTTCACCAGAAATGAATGTCTTATAGTTGCCAGATTCGTTTGAGTTCAAATAGTTGATATAGAAAGTGTTTAAGTTTGGTGGACGTGTTTCAAAACCTCTGTCTGTAGTAATGATAGAAGCTTTAAGACCAGTGATAGCGCCTTCAATTTCATACTTAGTATCGATAGATTTAGTTACACCAGCAACGATTTCATCCGCTGTAACTGGCTTGTAGAGTTCTGGATCAAAACCAGTCTTGTCGGTCAACTTAACAAACTGCAAACCATTTAGGTTTGTGAAGTTACAACCTTTGATAATACTACCTTCTTGGTAGATATTGTCACCAAATTGCTCGACTTGGTTTTGCAGAATGGTCTGCAATTGTGTGAGTTCTCTTGCCTGTACAGCATATGCTGGCTTGAATAGAATTTTGTAGAACTGCTTCTCCAACGCGAAGTCATCAAAGTATGGAGCAATATTTAAATTTGTATTAATTGGCATGTGTAAGGTTCCTTAAAATTCTAATACTAATTTGTATTCTTCTCTCGAAGTAGAAGTTCTTGCAAGAGGGACAAAATCTTCCATGAAATAAACTTCTCCGCTACGTTGGACGTAATCAGATTCGATTGTGTTGTTGGCTTGTGGACTATTTATGGTAATTCGTTGCCCCTGCGGATTTACCAATTTGACCGTGTAGTCAAGAGAAGTGTCATTATTTGCACCGTTCTGATATGGTCCCATGTAACTAGATAGATATATAGTATTTGAAGTTGCGTCTACTTCATGTACTTTACCCGAAAATGTAATGTTGTTGTCAGAATCAACTTGTGTCAACACAGCATTTACAGTTGCAAAGTTGAACTGGTTAGTAGTAATTGAAATTCTATTGTCGAAGATTGTGGGTGTATTCGCGCTGTTTGCTGATGCACTTAAGAACTCTGGATTTTTAACAATGCCAAGATGGGAGTAAGTGTTTGTTGCGCCAATCTTATTGTTATTAGATTCTGTAATGTAGCCATAAAGCAAGATGTGGCGACAATGCATCTCATCGATCATGTTCCAACCGTGTCCACCCTTTGGAGAAAGAACTGGTCTTAGATTAGCTCTCACATCAATCGAAATTGGGTCTTCTGGGTCAAAGTCAAATATAGGATCAACAATAGTTGCCCTCACATTTGTATAACCAGAACCTGCATTTAGAATTAACAGGGAAGATATGTTGCCTTCGATGACATTTGGAAGCGCCTTAGCACCTGTTCCATCGCCTGTGATTACACATGATGGAACGATTGTAAATGTAGAACCGTTTAATACGCCATCTGCCAAAGGAGTTCCTGTTACTTTAATCTTGCCGTATTGAACGCCAACTTGGAAATCATAAGAAGCAATAACGTAAAGGTTTGACGGACCTCCATCTGGGTTAGTGATGTAAATTGACATCCCCACATAGAAGTTTTTAATTTGGTTTATGTCTGTAGCTCTTACTGTTAGAGTACCATCATTACTAGGAGCCGCCATAAGGAAACCACTAATAGATGGGTAGCCCGCGTTATCAACTGGATTGGACACGAAGATATCGCTTATTCCTGATCCGTAAACAACATTATTAGCATCGGCATTTGGGTCTGGGTCGATTATTACATCAGACGCCAGTGGAATGTAACCAATAGCATTGTAAGCCTCAAATTCTGCTGGGGTGATAGCATACATAAACTTCCAAACATATTTGTCTGCTGTTCTATATACTTGACCTTCAGTGAATGGGTTCCAATTTGGTGGTGCTGTGGATGGAGCATCAGTGTTATTAAACAAACATTTAAATACGCGATAATCGCCAGTGTCATTATTCGTAGGTCCGACAACTGCGTAGAACTTCTTGTCAGTCATATCCTCTTGATCATCGTACTGAACATAAGTCTGATCTTTCTGCCAAGGATGATACTTAATCATAAACTTAGTGTCTGATCCAAGAACTTTCTTACCAAAGACAGTGTTTTCAAGGAATTGATTTTTACTACCCTGTGAGTTAGACGCAGAAACACGATCCGTACCCTGTGTTACAGAAGATACGAAGACATAAAAGTCATTGTCCTGAATGTTTTGATAGAACATTCTGGTTGTATCACTTTTTAATTTACTTGTCAATACTTCAGTCATATCACCCTACACCTGTTCTTTTCTAATATTTATAAGCAATTGCATCAACCTCTTCTACGAATACGTGGACGAGGGTATGTTTTTCCAGAAGTTGGTCTAATTCTGAAGTTTTTTTGTGGAAAAGATACCCCAGATATTACTCTTTGATTAATCCATCTCAAGTATTTATTCGGAGCGCCCTGTAGACTATTTCTATCCATTGGATCATCTGCTTCAGTGTCAGCCATTTGATCACTGTTTGCGTTATCTATTACCCATGCATGCGCCTCAGCTTGTGTTATGTTAGGCCAAGTCTCTGCTAAAATAGCAACAACACCTGCGACTTGAGGTCCTGACATACTCGTTCCTGCATACTTACCAAGATCATAATTGTCATCTCTAGGATCATCAATACCACCAGAAAGCAAGCTACTTTGGATGCCTTCACCAGCAGCAAAAATATCAACCTGATTTCCGCAGTTACTAAAGTCAGCTTTATCTTCGTTGACATCGTTTGAAGTTGCGCCCACGTTAATGATTGGCGCATAACCAGCACCTGATCCTGTACCCCTATGTAAGTTCCACGAGTAGTCATAGCCATTGTAAACCATGTTATATGTGTTGTTGTAATCTTGATCAGATGAATTAACAGTTTTCCAACTATCGTTGCCAGCAGATGCCACAATGATAATGCCATCATCAATAGCGTCTTGCATATCAGCATTACGTGAAGTAAAGAAGTTTGGGATGTCCATCTGAAGTGTTGGTGCATAGAAGCCACGATCACGCAATTCTTGTGTTGTCAAATCACGGCCTGGGTTAAAATCAACCCCACGATAGTTTACTCTTGTCACTTTACCAGTTGTATAGCCTCCACTATAGTTAGTTGTTATGGATGAACCATAACTGTTATTGGTGATAGTAGGGTTTCTGCGCCCAGTTTTTGGATTGATTGGTTTAGTGTTATGCCAAGCACGTATATAGTCCCACATAAGCGACGATGAGAGGCTATTAGGATTTGTGCTGTATGGACTGATATTATAGATTGTCGCGTCTCTAGCCCACCCCTGTGAGTTTCCAGCGACAGTACCAGCACAGTGTACTCCATGGTTGTTATCATCTTCGTCTATTGGATTTGTGTAAGAACCAGAGCGGTCATATGTGTATGTTCCATTGCTACCACCTGTTACGGCATTTGTCAAGGAAAACCAATTGAATTGATTTACACGAGATGATGGGGCATACCCAGAAACACCTGCGTCATTATTTTGAAATACGTTTCTTAATGTAGGAAAGTCTGGTTTTGTTAACACTGGATCAATGTATGTGTTAAACAAAGCGTAGCCTAATGGATTGTATGTTTGAATTCCACTTGGCGTTCTCATAGTATCAGCCCATTCTGGCGCTAAACTTCCACCATCCCAAAACTCACTCATTTCCCACATATTAAAGTTAAGAAGATATAGATATTCTTTGTATGCTATTTCTGCTTCTTCAGCAACTGTATTCCAATCAGGAGCATAATCTGTAGGATCAAAGT